GCCTTGCGGCTCACCTGGGTATAACAATACTCAACCCTATGGTACACAAACAGAGACAGATAGTTCCTCCCAGCCTTCCGGCTGGGTCGATAACGAATACGTCGTCAACCCCTCCTGGGTTGTTTACGACCATTAACTGGGGCGCGGGAACTTCATCGTTCCCCGTTCTAACCGAAGTCATTGACTACGGTAAAGGTCGCCCGTATTGGAACTATTGCAATCACACAAAGGAATCTTGGGAATACCTGGAAAGCCAGGTAAACATGAGATTCTATGAAAATATCGGGAGTCCCGATATGTTTTATAATTTTGTGGGTTTTAAACCCCACAAGATCTTCTGGGCGCTTGCACAGAGTCATTGGACTGCTAATACCAACCTTGGTAATGTAGTCCCAGACATTAACAACCTCATCGCTGAGGGGGTTATTGCGTTGTGGCCCGGAGTCGAACAACAAATGGATGAATCCATGGCGAATTTCGCCATAGATCTTCCAAAGTTAAGTAAACTACGGGGCACGATGACTCGTCTTACTTCATTCCTAAAAACACTAAATGGCATAATGCGAAGTCGCAAAATGCCACGTGTCAAAAGTTTGAAGCAGGCTATCTCTGTGTTGTCCGAACTACATTTGGTAAACCAATATGTAATTAAGACAACCTACGACGATCTGACTTCAATAGTGAAGTCTCTTCGTAACGCACGCTCAGTGCTCAATCGCCTTCGGGCGAATCAGCATCGAATCGTCTATCGTAGATGGCGTAAGCATCTAGGTGGGAACACTCCTGTCAGGTCGACAGCAGTTGGTACTACCTGGAGCTGGCCATACTATTCTACGAGAAACGGTGGTTACGCGGTTGACCTCGAGGTCTGCTATCCGCGAGCGAGCTTTGTATCCCATATGTGGTACTCTTATGAGTTACCAGATATGAATCCGCGTCTTGCGGAATTGGGTGCACTCCTTGATATGTTAGGACTCAACCTGAATCCTCGCATAGCTTGGGATGCATTGAAATATTCGTTTGTTGTTGATTGGATACTCCGAGTTGGAGAATTCCTTGATCAATTCAAACGCCCATGGATCAAGCCCGTAGTTCAAGTTCACGATCACTGGTGCACATTACATACCCTTAAAAGGGGTGTAATACGCAACTGGAAATCCAGATCACTTAATAATGATCCAGCGACCGAATATGGACCAGTGTCCATTGCGCGAGTCACATCGGAGGTTTTCCTCCGACGCCCTTGCAATTCTGGCTACCTGAGTCTTAAGACATCAGGTTTGTCTACATATGAATTCACTATGGCCGCAGCCCTTTTGGGGTCGCGGACTAAGGTACGTTCATAAAGTTAGCATTTTGCTAGCTGCCAGAACTCTCCTTGCGGAGAGTCCTAACTAGACGACCAAGTGCCGGCTTGTATAAACCGGAACAGCGACTTTTGTTGCTGTTAACACGTCCAATACTCCCTTTAGGGAGTCTCAAACTGCATGTTCGCAAACCTCATTGAAGACATGAACGATGGTGCCGCCGATCACGATTATGATCTCCGAGAAATCGGAAATCAGAAAACCGTTCGGTACGACACCTCAGCTGCACTCGATCAACCTGCAACGTTAACCATATCCCATACAAGTACGGGATCTGGTGACGCGCAGTTTCGCAATTCCCTTGTTCGCTTTGACGCGATCAGGGAACGCGAGGATGGAGTTCAGGGGCTCGAGTCTGTCTATGTCGTCGTTCGAACACCTGTAAAGGTGTCGAGCGCGGCCAACATCAACAAGTTGATCCTTCAATTGAAGGATTTTCTTGCCACCGCTGGCTACACGGACAAGCTCGTGGCAGGTGAAATCTAAAGAGATTCCACTGCCTGGTAACGGCCGGCATACGAAAGTTTGCCGGCCGCTTACAGCTGGTTCTGTCGGTATCGTCGTTCCCAAGTCTATATAGACTTGGCTTCTACTGCTAGGTTTACAGCATGCTCCATGACAACTATGAGGAGTAATACTCCCGTATTGGCTAAAAGCATGGATTACGTTAACGTAATCGCCTGTCTACTCAGCAGCGTGTATGACACACTGGGTATGGTAGTTACACCACGCTATAAGCGTCTAACGATCGAAAAGATCGCGAAACGTTTTAAGCGCGAAGGCTATGGCTTCTTTACGAAGTCATTGCCCCGTCTCGGTAAGGCCCTTGATAGGGCTTTACTCGGTCAAAATGCGTTAGACTCTATTGGCTTCTCGAAAGAGACCAATAGCCAGATACCAAAATTATTTGGCAACCTGTTCAAACGTGTGTTTGACTTAAACGGAGAGGTGCTTCCTAACCCTTGTGTTAGCAGCATCCGGGCTCTAAGACAGCTCACATTCATGTTCTATAAATATGAACTGAAATATGACCAGATACTCGAAACCAAGGTACTCAAAGACTTCCGGCAAGCAGAGATCGACGTCCATAAGGACGTGCTCTACCTGTCTGATTACTTTGATGGTACATTTGGCACGGGATCTCTTCCACTTAGGACTAGATCATCTCGGCAACGTTGCCGCTATGATCGAGCGTCTTCGGAGGAAGTAGATCTTCTCAGGAAGGCCCGTCGTTTAGTTACCCAACTATTCGATGGCTTCGACCTGTCGTGTATTACTCCCAGACACGGGCCGGGTGTGGTCTCTACAAAAGAGACTATGTCCGATAAGTTCGTGTTCAAACGGATGAATCCACGAGCGCAGATGATGTTTCCATTTGACAAACACATGTTTGTCAATATGGATCACCTGTGTGACGATCTACATTCACTTGAGAATGTAGATGTTAAAGAATCCTCAGCCCAGGTTGTCCTGGTTCCTAAGGATTCGCGTGGCCCACGTGTTATATCTTGTGAACCATTGGAAAACCAATGGTTGCAACAGGGTATAATGCGCGCTATGGTACAATGGATAGAACATCATCCTCTAACGAGGAATGATATTCATTTCACTGACCAAGAACCGAACCGTATGGCCGCCCTAGCGGGCAGCTATCACGGAGAGCTCGCAACGCTTGACCTAAAAGAGGCCAGCGATCGAGTGTCGGTGTGGCTAGTAGAGCAGTTGTTCCCAGAGCCCATTCTTGGCGCTCTGCTTGCAACTAGGTCTCTGTCGACGAAAATGCCTGATGGCACGGTATTACCCCTGCAGAAGTTTGCTCCTATGGGATCAGCAACTTGCTTTCCCGTATTAGCTACAACTGTGTGGGCGATATTGCGCGCAGGCATGGCCGGTGCAGACGGTAAAACCGTCTTAGTGTA